ATACTAGCAAGTGGATTTTTTAACGCATCAAATCAAGCAGCAAGTCAAGTTGATATTCTGAAAGAAGCATTATTTAAGTTTCAGTTAGAAAGAAATGGATTAACTTCAACTCCTTATGAACTTGCACTTGTGGTTGCTTCTGATGGTGGTAATGATACTGTTGTTGCTTCTATGGACTGGGAAGAGATTAGTAGGTAACACTTATGTCTGATAACATCTACTTAGGTAACCCAAACCTAAAAAAAGCAAATACACAGATTCAATTTACCGAAGAACAAATTATTGAGTTCTTAAAGTGTAAAGAAGACCCAGTATATTTTGCAAAGAATTATATTAAGATCGTTTCTCTGGATCATGGACTTGTTCCTTTCAAGATGTATCCATTTCAAGAGAAACTTGTAAAAAATTTTCACGAGAATAGATTTAATATTTGTAAGATGCCACGACAGACTGGTAAATCCACCACCTGCGTATCCTACCTGCTTCACTATGCCGTGTTTAATGATAATGTCAATATTGCCATACTAGCTAACAAAGCATCTACTGCAAGGGATCTTCTGGGAAGATTGCAACTTGCATATGAGAATCTACCCAAGTGGATGCAACAGGGTATTATATCTTGGAACAAAGGATCACTCGAATTAGAAAATGGTTCTAAGATATCATCAAACTCCACATCATCATCTGCCGTTCGTGGTGGTTCATACAATGTCATCTTTCTTGACGAATTTGCATTCATTCCAAATCACATTGCCGATGACTTCTTTGCGTCGGTTTATCCTACTATTTCTTCTGGTAGTTCAACTAAGGTAATTATTGTTTCTACCCCACGTGGTATGAATCACTTCTACCGCATGTGGCATGACTCTGAAAGGGGCAAGAATGAATATATACCAACGGATGTACATTGGTCTGAAGTACCCGGTAGAGACGAAGAATGGAAGCAGCAGACGATTGCAAACACAAGTGAGCAGCAGTTTAAGGTTGAGTTTGAGTGTGAATTTTTAGGTTCTGTTAATACACTTATTAGTCCAGCAAAACTAAGAAATCTTGTATATGATGATCCAATTAAGAGAAATGCAGGTCTAGATGTTTATGAAGAACCAAAAGAAGAAAATAATTATTTGATCACGGTTGACGTTGCTCGTGGCCTTGGGAATGACTATTCGGCATTTATTATTTTTGACATAACTCAATTTCCATACAAGGTTGTGGCAAAGTATAAGAATAATGAAATCAAACCAATGATGTTCCCAAGCATCATTCATCAAGTAGCAAAGGGTTATAATGATGCTTGGTTATTAATAGAAGTTAACGATATCGGGGACCAGGTAGCAAGTATTCTACAATATGACCTTGAATATGATAATTTGCTTATGTGTGCGATGAGAGGTCGTGCGGGGCAGATTGTGGGTTCTGGGTTCTCTGGCAAGAAATCTCAACTTGGAGTCAGAACAACTGCTGCAGTTAAAAAATTAGGTTGTTCCAATCTGAAAACATTATTAGAGGACGATAAATTACTTGTATGTGATTATGATGTTATTTCAGAATTAACAACTTTTGCCCAAAAACACAATTCATTCGAAGCAGAAGAAGGTTGTAATGATGATTTGGCAATGTGCTTGGTTATTTTCTCTTGGTTAGTGGCACAAGACTACTTTAAAGAAATGACCGATAATGATGTTCGCAAGAGAATTTATGAAGAGCAAAAGAATCAGATTGATCAAGACATGGCCCCATTTGGATTTATTTTGGATGGTTTAGATGAAGATAGTTTTGTTGATGCTGATGGTGATAGATGGTACACTGATGAATATGGAGATAAATCTTATATGTGGGATTATGTCTAATGAATTTAGACGATCAGATAGAATTTGAGCATTTACTATTTTTTGATAGAAAATGTAGAAAATGTGGAAAAATAAAAAGTTTAATGAATGATTTTTATCTTACAAGAAAAAATAAAAATACATTTGCATCTGCATATTCATATGAATGTAAGCAATGTACAATTAATAGAGCTGTTAAAAAAAGAAAAACTTCTAAAAATGTTATCGAATGGGAATACCCAGATTGGTAAATTGATGTTCATGCATAGCTTCCCCACTGAAAGTAAACGTTTTCATAAATATTTCTAGATAAATTTGGATAGCGAGGGGAATTAAGATGCCACTAAATTTAGCATCTCCTGGTATTTTAGTAAGAGAAGTTGATTTAACTGTTGGTAGAATTGACCCAACATCGGATAAGATTGGGGCAATTGTTGGTCCTTTTGAAAGAGGACCTGTAGAACTTCCAACATTAATTCAAAGTGAAAAGGATTTAATCGAAATTTTTGGAAGACCATATTCTACTGATAAACAGTATGAAACTTGGTTATGTGCATCCTCATATCTTGCTTATGGTGGAGCACTACAAGTCATTAGAGCAGATGACAATGGATTTGTAAATGCTGGGGTAGGTGGAACTACCAAAATCAAGAGCAAAGAGCACTACGAACAACTTGGTTATGATGACAATACAATCAGTGGTGTAGTTGTTACTGCAAAGACCTCAGGATCATGGGCAAATGGATTAAGAATTGCTTTAATTGATGCAGAAGCAGATCAAACTTTAGTAGGAATTGCTACAACAGGTCTTCAAGTTGGATACGGAGTTACTCAATCAGTTCTTGGAAGAATTGATCCTGGTGTAGGTACTACAACATCTCTTAATGGTTATTTAAAAGGTATTGTTACCGGAATTGGGGCAAGCACTATTGATGTTAAAGTTCTTGGGCATGTATCTGCAGCTGGAACTGAATATGTCAAAGAGTATCAACCATCTGGAACTTGGGCGTTTACTGCTACAGGTTCTGTTGGATTCACTACTACTGGACAAACAACTGGTTATGGAACTGCATCTTATGGTTCAAGACTTGATTGGTTTGAACAGCAAAATTTAGTAGTAAGTACAGCTGCTGTTGGTACGGCAACAACAGAAGTTACTATTAATTGGGCAACCGTTGCCGATAGACCATCAACAACCTCTTATGCGGATGCTAGAGGATCTAGATTTGATGAATTGCACATTGTTGTTATTGATGGGGATGGTAGCGTTACTGGAAACGCTGGAACTATTCTCGAAAAACATCTTGGTCTTTCAAAAGCAAAAGATGCCGAATTTTCGGCAGGTTCTACCGCATATTGGAGAAAGTATCTTGCTGAGAATTCGACCTATGTTTATGGTGGGGCACAACCAACTGGAGTTGTAACAACCGGTTATAGTAGTGGTTTCACCCTTGCAACCAATGGTTCTTGGGATCAACCTGCTGAAGGAAAACTATTCTCTAGTATTGGAGTATTTAACTCAAAACTATCTGGTGGTAAAGATTATGGTGGCAATACTGGTGTCAATACTACTGGCGCACTGACTGCTGGTTTAAGTAACATTGTAAATGCTTATGGTATTTTAGAAAATCAAGAGCAGTATGAAGTTGATTTTCTTCTCATGGGTTCTGCCAACCTAGAGAAGGAACCAGCACAAGCCCTTGCTAACAAGATTATTTCTGTTGCAGAAATAAGAAAAGATTCAATTGCATTTGTTTCACCATATAGAAAAGCTTTTATTACTGATACATCCGTTGGATCAGTTACTGTAGAAAATAGTGAAACAATTACAACTAATGTCATTAGCTTCTATGCTCCATTAACATCTTCATCTTATGCCATTTTTGATAGTGGTTATAAGTATATGTACGATAGATTTAATAATACATTTAGATACGTACCTCTAAATGGTGACATTGCTGGAATTTGTGCTCGTAACGATATCAATAACTTCCCATGGTTCTCACCTGCAGGAACAACAAGAGGAACGATCTTGAATGCGGTTAAACTAGCATACAACCCATCTAAGACACAAAGAGATCGTCTTTATAGTAATAGAGTTAATCCAGTAATCTTCTCACCTGGTTCTGGCATTGTTTTATTTGGAGATAAAACTGGTCTTTCTAAGGCATCAGCATTCGATAGAATTAACGTTCGTCGTCTGTTCATCTTTATTGAAGATGCAATTTCTGCTGCAGCAAAAGATCAACTCTTTGAGTTCAATGATGAAATCACAAGAACAAGTTTTGTAAATATCATTGAACCATTCCTCCGTGACGTCCAATCAAAACGAGGTATTTCTGATTACGTCGTTATTTGTGATGAAACAAATAATACTGCTTCTATTATTGACAACAATGAATTTGTTGCTGAGATCTATATTAAACCAGCAAGGTCAATCAACTTTATTGGTCTTACATTTGTTGCCACCAGATCTGGTGTTGCATTTGAAGAAGTAATTGGTAACGTTTAATTCATTAAGAGGTTTTAAAAACAATGGCAAATCGTCAACAACAAAATACTATCCCACTCAGAAAAATCACTGACTTCAAAGGGAAGTTGGCTGGTGGTGGTGCAAGACCTAATCTTTTTGAAGTTGAATTAGCATTCCCAAGTGATGTTAATGTTGATAATGATACTTTAAACAAGGCAAGATTCCTTGTAAAAGCAGCTGCTTTGCCAGCATCAAATATCACTCCTATTGAAGTTCCTTTTAGAGGCCGTATTCTAAAAGTTGCTGGAGATAGAACATTTGATACTTGGACAATTACTGTAATCAATGATGTTGATTTCTCTCTTCGTTCTGCTTTTGAAAAGTGGATGAATGTCATCAACAAAATGGATAATGCTACTGGACTGACAAATCCAGCAGCATATCACAAAGATGCAACAGTACATCAATTAGATCGTGATGGATCTATTCTCAGATCATATAAGTTCTGGGATATTTTTCCAACCAATATTTCTGCTATTGATGTAAGTTACGAAACTGGTGATACTATTGAAGAATTTACAGTAGAACTTCAAGTTCATTGGTGGGAAGCATATAGAGGTGCTTCTGCTAAAGCAGGTGGAGAAGACATCATCTAAATAGTACATAATAATAGTTTAAACTTTTTAATATGGCAAAACTGTTTGGGTTTTCTATTGAGGACAAGAACAAAAAATCCACTTCTATAATTTCCCCCGTCCCCCCCAATAATGAGGATGGGGTTGACAATTATATTGCAAGTGGATTTTATGGTTCTTATGTAGATATTGAAGGTGTTTATAGGACTGAACAAGATTTAATTAAAAGATATAGAGAAATGGCATTGCACCCAGAGTGTGATAATGCCATTGAAGATGTTGTAAATGAAGCACTGATTAGTGATTTATATGATTCACCTGTAGAAATTGAATTAACAAATGTAAATGCTAGTGATAAATTAAAAAAATCTATTAGAAATGAATTTAGGCATATTAAAGAAATCATGGACTTTGATAGAAAGTGTCATGAGATTTTTAGGAATTGGTATGTTGATGGGAGATTATATTATTTAAAAGTAATAGATACAAAAAATCCACAAGCAGGTATTCAGGATCTAAGATATATTGATCCTATGAAAATGAAATTTATTCGTCAAGAAAAGAAAAAGGGGAAGGATAGATTAACATTAAAAAATACCAATATTGATGATGGTTATAATAATATTTCACCAGAAATAGAAGAATACTTTTTGTATACGCCAGTGAATGCATATTCTGGTAGTTTAACATCAAGTATGGATAGGCAAAAAAATTCTATAAAAATTGCAAAAGATTCTATATCATATTGCACTTCTGGTTTAATTGATAGAAATAAAGGTACTGTATTATCATACTTACATAAGGCAATTAAGTCTCTCAATCAATTGAGAATGATTGAAGATAGTCTCGTAATTTATAGATTGTCACGTGCTCCAGAACGTCGTATTTTTTATATTGATGTTGGCAATTTACCAAAAGTAAAAGCAGAGCAATATCTTCGTGATGTTATGATGAGATATCGTAACAAATTAGTTTATGATGCATCTACAGGTGAAGTTAGAGATGATAAAAAGTTTATGAGTATGATGGAAGATTTCTGGTTACCACGTAGAGAAGGTGGTCGAGGAACAGAAATCACAACTCTTCCTGGTGGACAAAATCTTGGAGAACTTTCTGATATTGAGTATTTTCAAAAGAAACTTTATAGAGCACTTGGAGTTCCCGAATCTAGAATTGCTTCTGATGGTGGATTTAATTTAGGTCGTTCTTCTGAAATTCTTAGAGATGAACTTAAATTTGCCAAATTTGTAGGTCGTTTGAGAAAAAGATTTGCTGCGATGTTCAGTGATATGCTGAAGACACAATTGATTCTCAAAAATATTGTAAGTCCAGAAGACTGGGAGCAAATTAGTGACCATATTCAATATGACTTTTTGTATGACAATCAATTTTCAGAATTAAAAGAATCAGAACTTTTAAACGAAAGATTGGGTACTTTATCAACTATTGAACCATATATTGGCAAATATTATTCCAATGATTGGGTTAGAAGAAAAGTTTTACGACAAACTGACTCAGAAATTATTGAAATAGACAAGCAAATTGAAAAAGAAATTAAAGAAGGTATTATACCAGATCCAAATTCTATTGATCCAATTACTGGTGAACCATTACCACTAGATAGTGAAACTGGACCATTAGGAGACATTCCTATGGAACCAGATACGGATAATCAAGGTTCAGTAACAGATGCACAAGTTCAAAAAGATACTAAAAAAGCAGAAATATAAATAAAGTTATACATAGTATTAAAGTTTTTATGGAAGAAATTGTAAATTTGATTAGCACTGATGCTTCGGCTTATAAAATTAGTGATGAGATTAAAAATGCTTTGCTTACCAAAGCATCTGAGAAAATTGATTTTTTTAGACCTGTAGTTGCACAATCAATGTTTGACCAAATTGAGACAGAATCAGAGGACGAATAATGCCCATAACTAAAATAATTGCAACAGAAGTTTCAACTGGAACTACAGCAGGAGCTGCTTCAAGTATATCTCAAGCAACTTGTGTGAGACTTTATAATAATAGTGGTGGTATTGCAACTGTTGGCGTCTCAACATCAGTTGGTGCCGCAACAACTGTTTTCTTTAGTATGCCATCAAATTCTGTTGAATTTTTAACAAAACTTCCATCTGATGTTATTTTTACAACCCCGGCAATCAGAGCAGCAAAAGTAGGATTTACCAACTAATAAAGATGAAACTCATCACAGAAGAAGTATCACAGGTCAAGTTTATCATCGAAGGAAAAGGTGCTGCAAAGAAAATGTATATTGAAGGAGTTTTCCTTCAAGGTGACATCTGCAATCGTAACGGTAGAATGTACCCAATGCAAACTCTTGCAAAAGAAGTAGCAAGATACAATGAGGCATTTGTTTCCAAAGGTCGTGCTCTTGGAGAACTCGGTCATCCTGATGGACCTACCGTCAATCTTGACCGTGTTTCTCATAAAATTGTTTCCCTTGAACAAAAAGGAAGCAATTTTATTGGTAGAGCACAACTTCTAGAAACTCCAATGGGTAAGATTGCAAAATCCCTCATTGGTGAAGGAGTTATGCTTGGTGTTTCTTCTCGTGGTGTTGGTTCATTAAAGATGACCAATGAAGGTCATAAAATTGTTGGTGAAGATTTTATGCTTGCAACTGCAGCAGATATCGTTGCCGACCCTTCTGCTCCTGATGCTTTTGTTCAGGGAATTATGGAAGGTAAGGAGTGGGTTTGGGAGGGTGGAATTCTTCGTGAACACCTCGCATCCAAAACTCAAAGAAGAATTAACACTTTAGTTGATCAAAAAATATTAGATGAACATAAAGTTCATCTATTCCAAGATTTCTTAGCAAATCTTTAATTTATAAATAAATATAGATTAATACACAAGATCTAAAATGTCCGTTGGTAGCAATTTACAAGAAATGGAAAACGTAGTAACCAAAGGAGCCAAGTCTGCCGATCCAATGTCAAAACTGACCACAGGCATTCCTGATGGTCAAACTGGTAATTGGGAGGATCTTGGTGGACCTACTCCAGAGAATTATCGTTCAGACGACGATTCAGCAAAATTAAAAACTCCCGGTGCAACCCTTAGTCAAGTTAAGAACATTGTTAATAAGGATGCAAAATCTGCAGATTCAATGCCTGCAGGTGTTAAAGAAGAAACCGAAGAGGAAGAAGAACTCGTCGATGCACCTGAGTTAGAAGAAACAGAAGAAGAGGAAGAAGTTTCTTCTGTAGAAGAAGAGGAGGAAGTTGAAGAAGAGTATAGCATCGAAGAAGATGTTAATGCCCTTCTTGCTGGTGAAGAGCTTTCTGAGGAATTCCAAGAGAAAGCACGTACCATTTTTGAAGCAGCTATCAAGGCAAAAGTTATTGAAATCAAAGAACAGATTCAAGAAAAATATGAAGCACAACTTGTTGAGCAAGTTGCTGCTATTAAATCGGAACTTGTAGATCGTGTCGATGCATATCTTGAGTATGTTTCTGACGAGTGGATTCAAGAGAATGCACTAGCAATTGAGCACGGTCTTAAGACTGAGATGACTGAATCATTCCTTCAAGGAATGAGAGGTCTTTTTGAAGATCATTATGTAACAATCCCTGAAGATAGATATGATGTAATCGAGAGTATGGTAGATAAACTTGATGAAATGGAAGGAAAACTCAACGAGCAAATTCAAAGAAATGTTGCTCTAAATCAAAGATTAGCCGAGTCGGTTGCTGATGTAATCTTCTCCGAAGTATGTGAAGGTCTTGCACTTTCACAGAAGGATAAACTCGCTTCTCTTGCTGAAAATGTTGAGTTTGATGGTGAAAACAACTATCGTGAGAAGCTAGTAACCTTGAGGGAATCGTATTTCCCATCTAATGCTGGTACTCAAAGAAATCATTCAGAGAATCTCTCTGAAAGTACTGAATCCGTTCAACAACCAGTATCTGGTCTGATGGAAACATATCTTCAGACTCTGAATAGAGTTTCTAAAAAGTGATTTTTAAATCATAGGCAAATCAAACTAAAACTTTTTTAAAGAGGAAAAACAAATGCAAATGTTCAATGCAGAACAATTGCAGGAGAAGTGGGCACCACTCCTTAATTACGAAGGACTCGATACGATCAAAGATTCGCATCGTAGAATGGTAACCGCAGTTCTCCTGGAGAACCAAGAAAAAACACTCCGTGAAGAGCGTGAGTTCCTTTCAGAAACCCCAATTACCAACTCAGGTAATGCTGCTGGTGCTTCTGGTGCATTCGGTGGACTTTCCAATGCACCTGTTGCAGGTTTCGATCCAGTTCTGATCTCCTTGATCAGACGTTCAATGCCTAACTTGGTCGCATATGACCTCGCAGGTGTTCAACCAATGAACGGTCCTACCGGACTTATCTTCGCAATGCGTTCACGTTATACCAGCCAGACTGGTGCTGAAGCATTCTTCGACGAAGCAGATACAAGATTCTCTGGTCAGAATGCTGCTAATAGCCTTTCTGCAACTGGTATTGGTACTACTGCAGCAAGAACTGGTGACAACCCAGCAGTTCTTAACGACTCTGGTACATATAATGTAAACACTGGTATGCATACCGGTGATTCAGAAAACCTTGGTGGTGATTCTGGTGCATTCAACGAGATGGCGTTCTCAATCGAGAAAGTCACTGTTACCGCACGTTCAAGAGCACTCAAGGCTGAGTACTCACTTGAGCTCGCACAAGACCTCAAGGCAATTCATGGTCTGAATGCAGAAGCTGAGTTGGCAAACATCTTGTCAACTGAGATTCTTGCTGAAATCAACCGTGAAGTCATTCGTACCATCTATAACGTTGCTGAAGCTGGTGCTCAGTCAAACGTTGCTACTGCTGGTACTTTTGACCTTGACGTTGACTCCAACGGTCGTTGGTCAGTTGAGAAGTTCAAGGGTCTTATCTTCCAAATCGAGCGTGATGCTAACGCAATCGCACAAAGAAC